ATTGGCAGACCTTGTTTCAACTGAAGCCCGTGATCTATATCATGGCAAATACGCAACTCATGCGTGAAGGAGATATATCATCGCAAATCCCAACATAGTTAACGTCACGACCCTAACGGGCAATACGACGTATTTAACGCCCGGCAATACAACGGCTAACACCTTATTGTCTAACGCCGCATCTTCTGGTCTGGTCTTTAAGATCAACCAAATTGTGTGTGCTAATGTGAACGGCTCAAGTGCAGTAAATGCAACAGTGGCTATTAACAGTTTAGCTGCCGGCGCAGGTACAAACTACCCAATCATCTCCACTATCTCAGTGCCTGCTAGTGCATCTGTGATCGCAGTAGATAAGACAACGGCTGTGTACCTGATGGAAAACTCATCCATCGTGGTGACATCGGGTACATCAAGCGGTATCACTTACACCATCTCATATGAGAGCATAGCCTCCTGATAGGGGAACAGTATGTCTATAAGACAAATGTATCCGGGGAGTATTGTTAAGCCGGGGTTTAATCCTCTGACGGCTCAGACGAGTACTACGACTTATGAAAGTACTATTTTTGCTTGGGGTGACAACACCTATGGTCAACTTGGAGACGGCACTACAACCAATAGATCATCTCCAGTTCAAGTAGGTGCTACAACTACGTGGTCTAAAATTGCTGTTAGCTGGTATCAAATGAGAGCTATTAAAACAGATGGAACGCTATGGACTTGGGGATATAACGCCAACGGAGCATTAGGTGTAGGCAATACTGTAAATCGGTCATCCCCTACTCAAATTGGTTTGCTTACTTCATGGTTAGACATGGCGGGTGGCATATATAATGGAATAGCTACCCAAACAAATGGAACTCTATGGACTTGGGGGAAAAACAATGCTGGTCAATTAGGCTTGGGTAACACTACATCTTATTCCAGCCCCAAACAAGTTGGCGCATTGACTACTTGGTTAAAAGTTGCCTCTGGTAACTATTTCTCAAGTGCTATTAAAACTGGCGGAACACTATGGACATGGGGTTATAACGCTCAAGGCCAACTTGGTTTAGGAAACACAACATATTACTCTTCTCCTAAACAGGTAGGCGCACTCACTACTTGGTTATCGGTGTCTTGTGGTCACTACTATACATTAGCTATTAAAACAGACGGAACGCTGTGGGCTTGGGGATTAAATAGCTCCGGTCAATTAGGCGACGGTACTGCAATAAATAGGTCTTCACCAGTACAGATCGGTGCTTTAACTACTTGGGCTAAATGTACGGGAGGACAATATAGCACTTTAGCTGTTAAAACTGATGGCACTCTGTGGTCGTGGGGTAATAACCAGTATGGGCAAGGAGGTTTGGGTAATGTTACTGAGTATAGCTCTCCTAAACAAGTCGGTGCTTTAACTACTTGGGCTACCCCAGCAAGCGGAAGATTTCACTCGGTAGCAATAAAAACAAGCGGTAGTTTATGGTCGTGTGGACGAGGATTATATGGGTCACTTGGTCTAGGTAACACAACTGACTACTCCTCCTTCACACAAGTTGGCGCATTAACTACGTGGTCTATAGTTTCTGCGGGTGCTTTCATTACTTGCGCTGGATAAAATATGGCAACTACAGTAATAACAGTCATATCGGGCGTTCAATACTCAGGCATTTGGACAATGCAACAGGTGAATTCAGCTATTGCGGCTGGGACTTGGCCTCCAGCGTATAACGATGCATATTTGTATACTTGGGGACGCAATAACCGTGGTCAACTGGGAATAGGTAACACTTCTAATCGTTCTTCTCCCAGTCAAGTTGGCGCATTAGCAAATTGGTTAGTTGTTGCTGGTTGTTATGGGTTTACTAATGCTATTAAAAATAATGGAACTTTGTGGGCGTGGGGGCGTAATAACTTTGGTCAGTTAGGGTTGGGCAACACTACCTATTACTCAAGTCCTGTACAAGTTGGTGCATTAACATCTTGGTCTACAGTTTCTGCTGGTGGTAGATACCATACTGTAGCCATAAAAACAGATGGGACGCTGTGGTCTTGGGGACAGGGTACAGGCGGGAAATTAGGTTTAGGAAATACTACTAATTACTCTTCACCAAAACAAGTTGGTGCGTTAACAAATTGGTCTAAAGTTAATTGCGGTTTAGAACATTGTTTGGCTATTAAAACAGACGGAACGCTGTGGTCTTGGGGTGTTAACTCTCAAGGTCAACTTGGATTAGGCGCTGGGGCTGGGTATAAATCTTCGCCTAATCAAGTAGGAGCGTTAACTACTTGGTCGAATCTTGCACCCCTTGGAACTGCTTCAATTGTTTCTAAAACTGACGGAACATTGTGGTCTTGGGGTAATAACTCATCTGGTCAACTTGGTTTAGGAAATACGACAACTTACTCAAGTCCAAAGCAAGTTGGAACTTTGACTACTTGGTTAAATGCGTCTGCTGGATGTTATGCCCAACATACAATGTATACAAAAACAGACGGCACACTTTGGGCTTGGGGTGCTGGTACTTTGGGTGCGCTTGGTTTAGGAAATACAACAAGTTACTCTAGCCCAAAACAAGTTGGCGCTTTAACTTCTTGGTTAACCGTTGCTGGTGGTGCTTACTATTCAACCGCAGTTAAAACTGATGGAACAGTGTGGTCGTGGGGCTACAATGTTTATGGTCAACTTGGACTTAGCAACACTACATATTATTCAAGTCCTAAACAAATAGGAGCTTCATATACTTGGGTAAAAATTTCTTGTGGCAATGAATCTGTTGTTGCAACTAGCTCATAATAAACACATGAACAAAACACTGCACTTCCTCTCTGGCATTCCTCGTTCTGGCTCAACAGTCCTTGCGGCTATCCTGAACCAGAACCCGATGACTCATGTATCAACCACATCTGGGCTTGTCCACGCCCTTGATGGCTTGGCTAATACATGGCACTCAGCGGGTTTACTGAACGAGAATGACCCTGAGAGAAACAAGTTAGCGCAGACCATGCGCGGTGCTATTGATGCGTTTTACGAAGACACTGACAAGCCTGTCATCATTGACAAGTCCCGTGGCTGGCCTATCGGTCAAATCATGGGTGCTATGTCTCAGGTGCTAGGCCGTCAGCCTAAGATCATTGCTACAGTCCGTTCTGTTCCTGACTGTGCGGCATCGTTTATCCGTGTAGCCAAACCCACAGACCTAGACGAGTTCATGGCGACTGGTCAACTGATGGATCACCTCCGCGCCGCTTACATCTCCCTCCAGAACGGCTACGAGTACGCACCAGAAAACTTCCTGTTTGTTGAGTACGAAGACCTGTTAGCTGACCCTAAAGCGCAGTTAGCCCGTATCCATGAGTTCTTAGAACTTCCTGAGTTTGCCTACGATTTCAACAACATTGACGGCTCAAGCGTAGCTGAAGATGACGAGAACTTGCACGGTCACGCAGGGATGCACGATGTCAAGCCTGTATTGGCGGCACAGCATAAGCAAGACCCCCGCGATCTGCTGAAGCACCACTACTCAGCTTTCTGCCAGCCAGAGTTCTGGCTTGAGCGTCCACGCACAGTTCCTGAGTTGCATGACCTAGACCTACAGTTAGCCGCATCCACAATGGGTGATTTTGCTGAAGGCTGGAGACTGGCTCAGAAGTTAGAAGCTGAAGAGCCTAGCAACCACCGAGCCGCCTATAACCGTGGCTGGTATTACTTGCGTCAAGGTCAAATCCAAAAGGGCTACGGCTTGATGGACAGAGGCCGTATCGTAGGTGTCTTTGGTAACTCACGCCCTGATGTGCCTACACCCCAGTGGGATGGCAAGACAAAGGGTACGGTCATGCTGTATCTGGAAGGCGGTCTGGGCGATCAGATTCACCAGATTCGCTATGCCAAGCTGATTGCAGAGCGTGGCTGTAAGGTGGTTGTATCTTGCACAGGGCCACTAGCATCCTTGTTCCAAGGCGTAGAGGGCGTATCAGCCGTTGTACAGCACGAGGCTACCTTTGGTATCTACCACGACTTCTTTGTGTCTGGAATGTCTGCTGTGGTTCCTCTAGGGTTAGAACTTCGTGACCTGTCTGGTGCACCATACCTTGAGAAGCCAATGTCGATCAAAGGGCGTAAGAAACGCATTGGTCTGCGCTGGCAGGGCAACAGTAAGTTTGAGCATGAGCACAATAAGAAATTTCCTTATGAACTCATGTTTGAGGCGGTAAAGGATATTGATGCTGAATTTGTTTCCCTCCAAAGAGATGAAGGAATGGAAGCGTGTCCAGCTTGGGTTAAGCAAGTCCCCCTGAATACTTGGCAGGATACCCAGCAGGTTGTAGCAGGATGCGATCTGGTCATCTCAGCTTGTACCAGTGTGTCACACCTATCGTCTGCCATGGGCGTAGAAACTTGGGTAATAACGCCTGTGATGCCATACTTTTTGTATTCCATGGACGGTGACAAAACACCATATTACGATAGCATGAGACTGTTTAGACAAGAAGTTTACGGCGATTGGACGCATCCGTTCTTGTCAGTTAAAGCAACTTTGATTAAAATGTTTGGGCAACCTAAACTAAGGAATGTGGCGTGACTGAAGAATCTTGCACCGTGTATGAGATTGCCAACCAGTTGGATGGCATGAAATACTTTGGTGTAACGAAAAATCCACACAAACGGTTTATTTACCATTGTGCAAAATCAAAAAGTAAATCGTACATTTCTCATGCAATAGCAAGACATGGGAAAGAAAACTTCCAAATAAAAGTGCTTTTGGTAAGCAACCGCAGGTACTGCTTGGAAATGGAAGCAAAACTTATCAAAGCGTACAACACAGTTGCACCAAATGGGTATAACATTTGTGGTGGTGGTGAAGGCCCAGTTGCTTCATTATTTGGCGATAAGAATCCAATGTTTGGCAGAAAACAAAAGCCAGAATCAGTTGCCAAAAGCAGGGCTGGTGTTTTGGGTTCAAACAATTATTTAGCTAAAGAGTTTGTGGCTACCGACCCTACTGGTAAACAATACACTGGCAAGGGCTTGGCGCTTTTTTGTTTGGAACATGGTTTGCATACTTCCAATATGGCGCAAGTGGCTAGGGGTTTGCGGAATCATAGCAAAGGCTGGAAGGTTCAATATGTTTAATCTGTCTAACAAGCCAGCATTGAGGAGTGTAGCGTGAGCTTTAGATACGCCGCTGGGATAAACAAGCCGGGGTTCAACCCGCTGGCGGCTCAGACAAGCACTCTTCAAACTACGCTGTTTAGCTGGGGGTATAACGCCCAAGGTCAGTTAGGTTTAGGAAATGTCACTTACTATTCCTCTCCAAAACAAATAGGCTCTTTAACTAATTGGGCTACTGTATCTAACGGAACAAACTTTAGTACAGCAATTAAAAGAGATGGCACATTTTGGGCTTGGGGTGTAAATAGCAATGGGCAACTTGGCGTAGGAAATACAACCAGTTACTCTAGTCCAAAACAAATTGGCGCTTTAACTACTTGGTCTAAAACTGCTGGTGGTTTTACGCATGTCCTTTCTATTAAAACAGACGGAACTCTGTGGGCATGGGGTGATAATGCGTTTGGTCAATTAGGCGACGGCACTACAACTCAACGAAACTCTCCTGTACAAATTGGCGCATTGACTACATGGTCAAATATTGCAGGGGGTAGTGATTTTTCAATAGCTACTCAAACCAACGGTACGCTGTGGAGTTGGGGTCGTAGCACCTATGGTCAACTTGGACTTGGGAACACTACCAGTTACTCTTCCCCCAAACAAATTGGTGCATTGACTACATGGTCTAAAGTAACCACTGGAAACATTTATGCCCTTGCCGTTAAAACTGATGGTACTTTATGGTCTTGGGGTTATAACAACTATGGTCAACTTGGTGTTGGCAACACCACAAACTATTCTTCGCCCAAACAAATTGGTGCGTTAACCACTTGGTCTACCATTGATGCTGGCTGGGCTTTTGCTCTTGCCGTTACAACAGGCGGCGCTCTTTATGCTTGGGGTGAGAACGGCAACGGTCAACTGGGTCAAGGTAACTTTACTGATAGATCATCTCCAAACCAAGTAGGCGCACTTACTACATGGGCAGTCCCCGCCGGCGGCAGGGGGCATAGTCTTGCCACTACAACAGGGGGAGAGCTTTGGTCATGGGGTGCTAATAGTTATGGTGAGCTTGGTCTAGGTAGTACAGCAATAAAACTTTCTCCTAATCAAGTAGGGTCAAATACTACTTGGCTTATCGTGGCGTGTGGTCAATATCACACAACAGCGGGATAGAACTATGGCAACTACAACAGTCATATCAGGCGTTCAATACTCAGGTATCTGGAACATCAGCAGTCAAGCCAATGCTGTGGCGGCGGGGACTTGGCCTGTTGGTAGCCCTCAATATTTGTATTCTTGGGGCTTCAACGCCAATGGGGAATTAGGTTTAGGAAATACAGCATATAGATCTTCTCCCAATCAAGTTGGATCATTGGGTACATGGATGTCTTTAAGATGCCTATCAGAAAGTTCGCTTGCTGTTCAAAGGAGCGGTACTCTTTACGCATGGGGAAAAAATGAATATGGCCAACTTGGTCTTGGTAACATCACTTCTTACTCCAGCCCTAAACAAATTGGCAATTTAACTAATTGGTCAAAGATAAGCGGTGGAACTTTTTTTGTAACATCCATTAAAACTGACGGTACTCTTTGGGCGTGGGGTAGAAATAACAATGGTCAATTGGGCCTAGGTAACACAACTGACTATTCATCACCAAAACAGGTTGGCGCTCTTACTACATGGTCAAAAATTTCTTGCGGAAGTAATTTAACTTTTGCAATTAAAAATGACGGAACGCTGTGGGGTTGGGGGAATGGTTTTGCAGGTGGTCTTGGATTGGGTAACACTACAAGTTATTCATCTCCTGTGCAAATTGGCGCTTTAACTAATTGGTTAACAATTAAAGGAATTGCATACGGTTGCATTGCTACTAAAACCGATGGAACACTATGGGCTTGGGGATATAACACTCTTGGTCAATTAGGTCTTGGTGATACCACTAATAGATCATCACCTGTTCAAGTTGGATCATTAACAAATTGGTTAAATATTGTTGGAGGTTCATACTACACTATTGCCATAAAAACAGATGGTACTTTATGGGCTTGGGGTAGTAACTCTAGTGGATCATTAGGTCTTGGCGACGCAACCAATAGGTCATCGCCCGTTCAAGTTGGTGCATTAACAAATTGGTCTAATGGTGGCGTTTCTAGCGTAACTTTTGATTTTGCATTAGCCAATAAAACAGACGGAACTTTATGGTCTTGGGGTAACAATGCAAATGGTCAGTTGGGTTTGGGAAATACTAGTTCTTACAACTCGCCCAAACAAGTTGGTGCTTTAACAAACTGGGTAAATATTGCTATTGGCGGTAACTTTACACTTGCAACCGCATCTTAAAATTAACTTTTTTAACAAGGAGTCTTAAATGACACATTTTGTACAAGTCGTAAACGGCGAAATCAAGCAAGTCTGGGACACACCTCCCGCAGAAGGCGTAGGCAATAACGGCTGGCGCAACGCTGTGGAAGTTCGTCCTGCAATCACAGCACACCGTCAGGGCTACACTGCCCA